ACTTACAACAATACTCAAGTGATCTAAGATAACGTACTGGCAACCACAACCACGAGCTAGGTAACGTATCTTACTTAACAAGTTATCTGATTCAGTTGATCCCCAGTGGTCGTACATGAAGACTCTGCCTGTACCCATGGTAGCGTCAAAGGCATCTTTCAAATCATCTTTAGGAATGTCATTAAGATGTACAAGTTTGTTTAGGTGTAGAGACATCAATCCCTGAGCTGTACGTTTACTAGATTCCTCTAACGCAACACAGCCTATGGTAGCGCCTTCTTTCAGAAGATGATAAGCAAACTCACGAGTGAGCTGGCTCTTCCCTAAACCTGATCCTGCGGTTACTGTTACAATCTCACCTAGCCTACAGCCGCCTACTTTCTCATTCAATGCTTTGTATGGGTAAGGGACACAATGAACTTCTTTCTCTGTTGAAACTTCTTCCCATAGATCAGCACCGTTGATGATACCGTCTGGTTGAAAACCTTTAGCCGACCAGAACGCATCGATCAATTCTGCGGTGCGGCCTGCCATTACCATATCACTTGCATCTTTAAGTGGTAGCTTTGCGATCTTAGCTTTGCGAGGTGATAGGAGTGCGGCACATTCAAGCGCTGCCTTCTGTCCTACCTCATCATTGTCAAACATAAATACGACACTTTCAAAACCTTCGAGCCATTCTATTGCTTGCTTAATATCTTTCTTAGCGCCTGCTGCACCAGTCTTGAGTGACACGACAGGCCACTTGTGATCGAACGCTTGGGACATTGAGAGAGCATCTAGTTCGCCCTCAACGATGGTGACATTCTTGCCACTATCTCTCCACAGCCATTGACCATAGAGTCCAGCTTCTTTGATTGCTCCTCGCACTGAGAAGTTTTTCCCCGCTGTTCTAATTTTTTGGGCAACTGTCTTGCCGTCTTTGGTTTTGTGATTTGCAATCTGCGTTGTCTGACCATTAAAGGTTCCTGTTTGATAATCCCAAAACTTTACCGTCTTCTCTGTGAGACAGCGCTTAACTAATACCTCGTGTGTCCCTGTAAAAAAATCTACATCTTTAACTTCTATCACCATAGCCTCCTCTTGGGATTGCCCATATGTATTACACGCAAAACAATAGGTGTGGCCATCAGTGTACAAACTGTTTGCATCTGACGAACCACACTTATCGCATGGAGTGTGCATTAAAAATTCACTCTCCTGTTCTTCCATTAATCTATACTCACAGCTTGTTGAAAACCTACAGCTTGCATAGCTGCTGTAAATGCTTCCTCTAAGTCCATAGTAGTCATGGTGTTGCCACGCCTAGTTATGGTTGCTGTTGCGCCATCCGCATCACTATTATTATCTATAATTGCTACTTCAATTCTAAAGCTATCTGAACCACTCATCGGGGATGATCTCCTCTGCATAAATAAAGTTGTGACGTTCTGCCCACTCAGCACAAGTCATTTTAGTTCCGTCCTTACGTTTCTTAGCGCCTTGTACGGTACTGTTGTTTCGTTGAAATAAGAATCGAATGTCTAACTCAGGGTGTTGTTCCTTCATGCTTCTCATCTTACGTTGAGCATCTTGTCGGAAGTAACCTTTAACCTCGATGTAAATATCTCCAATCTTTAGATCAGGAATGTAATTACGTTCTACCACGTAGGGCAGCTTACAAGGTTCATACTCATAAGCTATCCCACGGGCATTGAGGTTGAGTTGTACACGTTCTTCTAGGGTCGATCTAGAAGTCAGCGACATCAGCCAGCTCCTCTGTGGGGGACACAGGAGTGTTAGCTGCTTCGGTAGGCGGAGGAGCCACGAAGCCATCTTCCTCATCAAAGACACTAGCGGCACTGTTACCGTATTCCACTAGGTCAATTACTTGAACTGCTTTTAATCGTAATGACACACCAGCTTTCTTCGTACTGGCCATGACATAAGGGATTGGTTCAAAGGCTACTTTCACCCGTGATCCGTTACCGATAAGAATGTCATTGGTCATTGGAACTTTCTTAGAATCTAAGACAGCAGGTTGTTGCTCGTAGTACGTACCATCTCGCTTCTGTACTTTAGCTTTCAACTTGAACTTAAACTCTACGTTACCTGTGTCATCACCTGTGTCACGATCGAACACTGGTTGACATACATCTTGAGTGGTCAGCGTATTCTTTAGGCGAGGGTCTTGCTTGATCGCCTTGTTGAACTCAGCTTGAACTATTGCTTCTAGTTGCTCACTCATTGCGGCAGCTTGTGCTACTGGCATTTGTAGATTGATACTGAAGTCACCCAATGGGTTAAACTTAGTGTCAGGTTCAAACACCTTAGCCCAGAGAGCTGTGCCTTCTAATACTAATATATTCTTAGCCATACTTTATGTATCCTTAATAGTTAATAGTTAAATGTGTTGGGCTTAACGGTATGTTTAGAAACTAGGCGAAAAAATAATCGCTTTGAAGCACCTCCTTTAAGTTAAGTGTACCTTTGGCTGGTGGGGGAGGTACGATTACCCCCTGCGGTAGTGTAGCTACTGCGCTAGTGTAGAGATTAAGTAAGACATCATTGTCTTCATACATCTCTACGAATGCTTCTCGTAATTTATTGTTGAGCAGGGGCATGTTAGGGCTATGTGTTCCGTAACTGTCATGCACCATTGCAAAATCTGTTATGCCCTCATCAATACATTTGCTTACAGTAAACGTAAGCGCTGCTGCATCCAGTGAGTGTACAAAGTTGGGGGATGCACCTGATAACATCTTACGTCTATCGATACTTGCGTCATCTGTCTCTCTATACCTTAACGAAATGACTGAACCGTTAAGGTGAGACTGAACTCTTTTTGATGTGCTGTTAGGATAGTGCTGACGTACCAAAAGATTCGTTGGTGTAATCCAGTTAAAAGATAAATCATTATCCACATACAGCTTTGCTATCTCTTTAATATAATTCATAGCGGAGAACGCCGAGATGATTACTTCGTTGATAGCATCCCACACAAACCCTGCTAAGTACAGCGATGGGTGAAAGAACTCATCACCCCACGGGTTACGTCCTTTACACTTCTCTTCTAAAGCATCTTTGATATAGTCACGGCATGAGTGGCGTGTTCCGCTATAGGGGACAATCATCACAGGGCGCTTACATATCTTTCTACATACACCTATCTCAAGTAGCTGCCTTGCCATCAGCGTACCCTCTTTCTCTAATAACTCTGTCGCCTTGGCCGCTACATCAGAATAAATGTCTTGCGGTACTACGTTTGGTGTTAAATTAACTGCTCGACCGCCCTCCTCGTCCCTCAGCATCGCTGACAGGTGTTGTAAGCCGTTACATGAACCATCACTAGCGCAAGGTAAACGTGTCTCATAGGGCTTCCCAGCGTCTTTGGCGATGTTATACTCTGCCCACTCCTTACACCATGCGAGAGCTTGCCAAGGTTTGTCTGCTTCTTGCCACCACTTATTACCAATCGGGTCGTTATAAACATCGATAGCGTTGCTGACATTCATGTACGCCCACATCTCACGGTCTTCTAAGCTAACCTTATCAACTCCAAAGACATTAGCACCGTGGATAGCCAGCCATGTAGCATCTTCGGGGCTGTCCATAGTAGCTGAGTTACTGAACTCTAGTAGCGCTTTAGAATAGTCAGCGTTCTGTGGTGATAAGAATGATTCGACTGGGTACTTACGGCCTCTAAAGTCTAGCTGCCATACGAACCAGAAGTCATCGTGTTCTAAATACTCTTCAGCTAACTGTATTGTACGCTCCACTTGTATACGCCTTGACATATTGCGGGCGTTCTCTGAATAGATTTTATTACGCTTACTTTTAAACTCTTTGAACTCTGGCTTCTGGTCTTCCCGTAGGAACTTAGGATCAACCGAGAAAGGGTAAGGCGGTACTGCGATGTTATCTCTAGGAGGTAATCCCTCCCACTCCTGTCCACTCTCCCATGCTGTACGTAAGACATCACAAACAAAACTGTTAATCTGCCACGGTGTGTGCTGTAAGGCGTTCACACATTTGTATTCAACCGCTACGTCCTGCTCGTTGAACTTCTCTATATACTCTTCAACATGCTTCTTCATAATCTATGTACTCGCATTTTCATAATCCATGAACTCGTAGGAAAGGTTTTTTGTTTATATGATCGCTGTAGTATCCACCACCAAAGAACTCCGTCCAGTCTTTAGGCTTAACAATGCAAGGACTGTAACGTGGTAGGTTACTCTGGTTTGTTTCATTGAATGCTTGTATCCACTGTAGTGTATCCTCTGTAGCTTCAAGGTAAGACACTGCTCTTCGGCGTTGATACTCTCGTCTGATCTTTACAAGGCCAGTCTCTTGAATAACTAAATCGATTAAGCGAATGCCTATGTGTATTCTATCTGTGTCCGACCATACGGGAATATCAATCCCGTCTAACTTCATCTTATGGTTAAGACCGTGGCGCTTGTGATCAAAACCTTTATCTGATTTCTTGTTGGCCATGTCGATAAGGTTCTTAGCTGTCTCCCTGTCTTCCTTTAACCAACGATCTAAGCGTATCTGTGTCTCGATGTTGACTCCCACAAGGCGAGCTACGTTAAGTAAGGGGACATTAGCTGCCACCTTATCTATAACTGATATGAGTGTGAGGTACGATGCCTGCTCAGGTTTGATACCTTGTAATAGTTTGTACGTTATATCTCTGTTGCTTGTTTTCTTTTTAACTAATT